AAAAGAGGGGGTCAAAAAGGCAACAAAAATGCTGCCGGAAAAACCCCAGCAAAAAAGGGCAACAAAAACGCTGTCACACATGGGGCGTTCGCACAGGCAGGGTATGAAGACATAGACCCGGAGCAGGCGGCAGCAATACAGAACATGGGTACACCGTCCGCAATGTCGCAAATGATGGAGGAATTGCAGGCATTGTATCTGCGTAAAGCCTATCTGGAAAGCCTATTGAAAGAGTATGAAAGCCCGGAAGCAGGCGGCTTTTACACAGATAAAATAGTGCACATGATTGTGCCAAAGAGCATGGAGGAAAGACAGCAGGAAGAGGACTGCGGCATGGAACACCAGCAGTGCGCAGACCCAGAGGGCAGCGAGGGTGAAACATATAAAACAGCCATGAAGTCTGTCATTAAGTCCAGCCCGTTTGAACGGGCAATGAAAGTGGAAGCAGAGTTGAACAAGCTGCATGGGCGTATCATCAAGCAGCTGGACAGTATCAAGGCGTATGAACTGGAAGACAGACGCTTGACGCTTGCTGAAAAGCAACTTGAATTGAACAAACAGAAGTTGACGGGTGAATTTGAGATTGACCCGGACGGAAGCACCGACAGCGACGAAATCACAGACGTTGTGGACGACGTTTAATAGGTTCTTCCGGCGGTCTGGAAGCACTGCGGGTACGGCGACGCCCAAAACCTGCCCAGATATAATTTTGAAAATTTCATTTCCGCTTCCGACCCGGTAAAAAATAAAGGGGTAGGGGCTAAAAAAGAAAAAAATGTGACCAATTCGGACACAAAAGAAAGGGGGTGCGGTTTTTGAAAGCGTACACTTCAAAGGCGGTTGCCGCTTGGCTGGATATTTCAGAACGCAGAGTGCGCCAGCTGCGTGACGAAAAGGTTATAACGGAAATCAGACCGGGGCTGTACGACTTGAAGACCGTAAACCACCAGTACATAAATTATTTGCGCAAAAACAACCCGGAAAGTGAAAGCGCAATAGATTACAACGCAGAACGTGCAAAGCTGGTCAGAGCAAAAAGAGAAGCACAAGAACTGGAATTGCAACTGCGCAGAAATGAGGTACACACCACAGAGGACGTGGAACAGGTAATGACAGACACACTTGTTAGGTTCAAAACAAGGCTTATGGCTATACCTGCAAAGTTAAGCCCCATTCTATCAAAGAAAAAGGACCAGACAGAAATATTTAAGCTGCTGAAAAGCGCCATTGATGAAGTATTGGAAGAACTTTCAGACTTCCAGACAGTGTTTGGGTACGGTGTAGACAATGAAGAAAAACACGGTTGATATGTTCACACGGATTTTCAAAGTGCTGCAACCGCCACCAGAAATGACACTTTCACAGTGGGCAGACAAGTTCCGCAGACTGTCTGCCGGGTCTTCCGCAGAGCCGGGACGCTGGAAGACGGCAAAGGCACCGTATCAAAAAGAGATTATGGACGCCATAACAGATATTACAATAAAAAAAGTTGTGATTATGTCGGCAGCACAGGTGGGAAAGACAGACGCAATGGTGCTGAACCCTATTGGATATTATGTGCATTATGACCCGTCACCGATTATGGTTATACAGCCGACAATAGACATGGCAGAGAAGTTTTCAAAAGAAAAGCTGTCGCCTATGCTACGTGATACGCCCGTACTTGCGGACCGTATCAACGAAAAGAGCCGCAACAGCGGTAATACAATCATGCAAAAGATATTTCCGGGCGGCTTTATAACGATTGCAGGAGCGAACAGCCCAACAGGACTGCGAAGCCACACAATCAGAATATTGCTTGCGGACGAAATAGACGCATACCCAGCCAGCGCAGGAAAAGAGGGCGACCCGCTTTTGCTGGCTTCAAAGCGTCAGACTACGTTCTGGAATAAAAAGCAGGTGGACATTTCCACACCGACGGTCAAAGGGGCTTCCAGAATAGAAGTGGAGTACGAAAACAGCAGCCGGGGAGAATGGAACGCACCGTGCCCGTGCTGCGGAGAACTGCAACCGCTGGTCTGGTCAAATGTTGTATTTGACAAAAATGACCTGTCAGAAATCAGATATGCTTGCAGCAAGTGTGGCGTCATATCCAGTGAAGCAGAATGGAAAGAACACTTTATTGACGGAACCTTTGTGCATGAAGACCCAGACAACCCCGTGCGTGGGTTCCACTTGAACACGCTTGCTTCCACATTGACCACATGGCAAGAAGTTGTTGAAAAGTTTCTGACGGCAAATGACCAGATGAAAAAAGGCAATGTGGAACTGATGAAAGTATGGACCAATACTGAAATGGGGCAAACGTGGGAAGAAGACGGGGAAACCATAGAGGACGACGAACTGATGAAACGCCGGGAGAAATACAAGTGCGAAGTACCAGAAGAAGTGCTGTACTTGACAGCTGGCGTAGATACGCAGGACGACAGATTTGAAATTGAAGTTGTGGGCTGGGGTCCAGAATATGAAAGCTGGGGCATTAGGTATGCGGCAATATACGGCGACAATTCAGACATCAACAATCAAGTCTGGCAAGACCTTGACACATTCTTATTGCAGACCTTTGAAAAACCGGACGGAACGAAAATGAAGCTGTCATGCGTCTGCATTGACAGTGGAGGACACAGAACCAATCAAGTATATAAATTCTGCAAAGCCCGGTTCAATCGCAGAGTATTTGCAATCAAAGGTTCAAATGATAGCACCGCAGCGTATATCCAGAAGCCGTCAAAAAGCAACCGTGAGGGCGCATATCTTTTCACACTGGGAGTTGATACCGGAAAAAGCCTGCTTATGGACAGACTAAAGTTGGAGGAAGAGGGACCCGGCTTTTGCCATTTCCCAAAAGAAGAGGGCAAGGGATATGACGAAAAGTATTTCAAGGGCTTAACGTCGGAAAAAAAGGTAATGCGCTACAAAATGGGAAGACCGTATTTTGCGTGGGAACTGAAAGACAAAGGCGAACACAAACGAAATGAAGCGCTGGACTGCCGGAACTATGCAACGGCAGCTATTGAAATTATCAATGTACCATTGAAGAAACCGGACAAAAAGAAAGAAGCCACGGCAGCAAAGAAAATTGTAAAACGTGGCAGAAGAAGAAGTGGAGGAATATTATAAATGGCAGGAATTACACTGGAAACAGCAAAAAGACACCTTGACGCATGGCTGGAAGCGGAACTGGCGGTGACAAACGCCCAGTCCTACACAATAGGCAGCAGAACAATGACGAAAGCAAATCTGACCGAAATTAGGAAGTCTATTGAATATTGGCAAGGGAAAGTCACTGCGCTTGAAAATGCGGCAAAATACGGCGGCAGGAACCGTGCAAAACGATTTGTGCCACGGGATTTATAAAAGATTGCCCGTGATTGCCCGTTTTTAGGGTTTATTTCCCCCCATTGCCCGCAAAAATGGGGTAATATTGTAGCGTGAATAAGTGAGAAAAGACGAAAAGCACCCGTGAAAAGGTGCTTTTTTCATGTAATAAAGGAGGTGAAAGCGTGGGAATTGCAGCAGGAATTGATAAGGTAATAGCAGCCATTGCACCGCAAGTGGCACTGAAAAGAACGGTTGCAAGGCAGAAAATGCAGATTTTAGACAGTGGCTATGGCAATTATGGCGCCAGCGTCACAAAAAAATCACTTGCAGGCTGGCTTCATGCAGGCGGCAGCAGTCGTGAGGACATAGAAGACAACGTATCTGTATTGCGGCAGCGTACCCGTGATTTGTATATGGGCGTGCCACTGGCAAATGGAGCAGTCAAGACCATGCGCACCAATGTTGTTGGACGTGGGTTACGGTTGAAGTCAACCATTGACGCAGAAACGCTGGGAATTTCACCAGAAGAACGCCGGAACCTTGAAAAGAAGATTGAAAAAGAATGGTCCATCTGGGCTGAAAGCAATGATTGCGATATGTCAAGGATAGATAACTTTTATGAGTTGCAGCAGTTGGCTTTTATGAACTGGCTTATTTCTGGGGATTGCCTGGCAGTATTGCCAATTAAGCCACGAATAAACCAGCCATATGACCTGCGTGTGCAGCTGATAGAAGCGGACAGGCTTTGCAGTCCGGACAACTGCGACACAATAGACAACCAGATTGTCGGAGGCGTGGAGGTTGACAAGTCCGGGGAAGTGATAGCGTATCACATAGCGAACCACCACCCGTTGTCATACGCATACAATGACATAAGCTGGCAGAGGGTTGAAGCATACGGACAAAAGACCGGAAGAAGAAACGTGCTTCACATGATGAACCGGGAAAGAATAGAACAGCGCAGAGGCGTTCCATTCCTTGCACCAGTCATTGAAAGTTTGAAACAGCTTGGAAGATACACGGACGCAGAGCTTGTGGCGGCGGTTGTGTCCGGTATGTTTACTATTTTTATTGAAAAGGCAGACGCCAGCGCAGAAGACGCCATAGGAAGTATGCTGCCGGAAGAAGTGCAGGTGGACGCAGAAGACGAAAGCACCATTGAACTTGCGCCGGGTGCTGTTATCGACTTAAACGAGGGAGAAAAAGCACACGACACAAACCCCGGAAGACCGAACGCAAATTTTGGCAGTTTTGTGGAAGCAATATGCCAACAGATAGGCGCAGCACTTGAAATTCCGTATGAATTACTTGTGAAGCGTTTTAATTCCAGCTATACAGCCAGCAAAGGCGCACTGGAAGAAGCATGGAAAATGTTTAATATGTACCGTGGCTGGCTATCAACGGACTTTTGCCAGCCAGTGTATGAAGAATGGCTGACGGAAGCGGTAGCGAAAGGGCGCATCAAAGCACCGGGCTTCTTTACAGACCCAGCAATTAGAAAAGCGTATTGTGGGGCAAAGTGGAACGGACCTGCAAAAGGTATGCTTGACCCAACAAAAGAGGTTACAGCAGCGAAAGAGAGAGTGTCAAACGGCTTTAGCACCAGAAGTGATGAAGCAATGCAAATGACAGGAAGCAACTTTTATAACAATGTCGAACAGCTGAAACATGAAGAAAAAGAACTGAAAGAGGTGAAGAAAATTGCCAATGGAACCACAAACAAACAGAACACCCCAACAGAACCCACAGACAATGCCGGGAATGAACCAGCAGCAGGACGGCAGAACGCCGGGCAATCCTTACGGGGTGACAACAAATAAATTCTGGAACTTTATCCCGGCAGCCGGGGACAAGCCACCGGAACTGCTTTTATACGGCGCAATAAGCAGCCAGCAGTCATGGTGGGAAGACAGGGTGACACCACAGCAATTCAATCAAGAACTTGCGGCGCTTGGTGATGTGCCGGAAATTATCGTGCGCATTAACAGCGGCGGCGGTGATGTGTTCGCAGCAAATGCGATTTTTACAAGATTGAAAGATTGTTCAGCGAAAGTGACAGTCAAAATTGATGGCTGGGCAGCTTCCGCAGCCACAATCATTGCTATGGCAGGCGACACAATCAAGATTGCCAGAAACGGTGTATTTATGATACATGACCCTGCAATGACAGTCTGGGACACTTTCAGAGCAGAAGACTTTTTGAAGATGGCTGATGAACTGAAAGTGATTAAACAAAGCATTGTCAATACATATGCCAGCAAGACTGGCAAAAAGACAGAGGACATAGAACAGCTTATGTCAAATGAAACATGGTGGACGGGCGACATTGCCGTTGAAAACGGCTTTTGTGATGAATTGATGTTTGAAGACAGCACAACGGTTGTTGAAAATTCTTCAAAAATCGTGGTCAATTCAGTACCCATTGACGTTTCCATGTTCAAGAGTATTCCAACCCAGTTATTAAACAGCCCGCACAATCAAAATCCGGGTAGTTTAGTAAATAGTGCAACAGAACCTATCAACAAGCCACAGGAAAAGGAGGAACCAGAAATGGCAGCACCAGAAAACAAAATCACAACGGTTGACGCACTAAAAGCCGCATACCCGGATTTAGTAGCGACAATCCAGAATGAAGCAGCAGCCACAGAACGTGCCAGAATTAAAGGCATTGAAGACTTGGCAAACGGCAACTATGACGCAATCGCAAAGGACGCAAAGTTTGTCAACCCTATTTCTGCACAGGAAATGGCAGTCAAAATCATTTCAGAACAGAACAAAGCGGGCGGCAACTACATTCAGAACCGCCAGCAGGACGCACAGGACGGCGGGGCAAACGGCGTATCTGGCGTAACACCGGAAGACAACGCAGGCGGTGACGGAAAAGACCCGTTCAATGCCGCTATTGACAAGTTGTTTCCAGATACAAAATAAGGAGGTAGCGCAAAATGAGTGAATACGCAGTAGAGAAGAGAGAAACAGCACCGAAAAATTTCTTTGCTGGCGACTTCCCAACAGTACCGGAAACGGGAGTTGCGGGCGCAGAAATCAAAGAGTATGCACCAGTAATGGTTGACACAGAGAACGAAAACAAAATCATTCCGGTTGCTACAACAAAAGAAGCGAACGCAATCGGAATTTCTGCGGCAGCAGCAGGCAAGGGCGAACCAGTCACATATTATTTGACGGGTGAGTTTTTCGCTGACGCATTAAACCTTGAAGCAAGCGCAGATTTAGCAAAAATCAAAGAAGCACTGCGAAAAGTATCAATCTTTTTGAAGTAAGGAGGATAAAACAATCATGGCAAATGAAGTATCTATTTACGAACCACGAACAATGGGCAGAGTGGTTCAGAAATTACCGCCCGTGCGTACTTTTTTCAGAAGTACATTTTTCAAACATGAAGAAACATTCGTAACAAAGAATGTTGATGTTGATTTCAAGAAAGGAAGCAGAAAGGTTGCACCGTTTGTCAGCCGTGTAGTTGGTGGAA